TGCCACAGGACTACCCGGACAACGAAGAGGCTTGGCGGTCAGACGTCACTGGGTTCCTTGAGGTGGCTATCTGGAAGGGGACCAGAAGGCTGGCGGATACGGCGATCGAGGAGATAGATAGTAGGACACTTCCCATATCGCTGGCTGTGGCTATTGATAAGTTAAACACATTAAAGGGCCAACCCACGTCAATCCACGCTTCTTTATCGTTAACGGCGAGTCACAGGGACCTAATGAAGGAGCTGGGCACCAAGGGCCAACAGGACGTCGTCGAGGTCGAGACCAACGCTGAGGTGCTCCCGGAAGGCTCCTGACAACCACTCACAATAGGTATTATATTTAGTTCAGACACTCTTATGACAAGCATAAGCAATTATCATGCAACTATTAACGATAACGTGGGGGAGGAGGGGATTAACGATAACGCCAGCCAGTCAAAGGCGACGCATTTCCCAAACGAAAAAAATATCACAATCCAGTCCCTCAAGCGTTCCAAGTTCTCCCCACGACGTTGCCTGATCTGCTCCCGGTCGTTTACCCCAGACCGCGAGACTGGTCGGTTCTGTTCCGAGAAGCACCAGATCGAGTGGAACAACAGCCAGCCGGAGCATCCGGTTATCCCAAAGGTCAGCGCACAGCATCCCAGAGCCTTGGAGTTGCGTGAGCAGCGCACCCAGTTGTGTCTCTTGGAGAAGGCGGACCCCTACACCTACGGCTTCGTGCCGGACCATTGGGAGCTGGCGAACCGTGTCTGGGCTGAGTGTAGCGAGTTGTTGATCTCCGGTGGTAACCGAGCTGGGAAGACCCTGTGGGCAGCTAGGCGGGTGGTGGAGACACTGCTCTCGAAGGAGAACTGCAACGTGCTGTGCTGTCATACCTCCAATGCGACTAGCGTCACGGTACAGCAGCCTGCGATCTACCAGTACCTACCGGTGGCTTTGAAGGCGACGAAGAAGGGGAAGATCCACTATCTGAACTACAGCCGGAAGAACGGCTTCACCGACGGGAGCTTCATCTTGCCCAACGGTAGCAGGTGCGACTTTTTGAACTACACGCAGTCGGAGAACACGATTGAGGGTCGGGAGGCGGACCTGATCTGGTGCGACGAGCTGGTGCCGCAGAGCTGGGTAGATACGCTGAGGTATCGGTTGGTTACACGTAGGGGTAAGCTGCTGGTGACCCAGACGCCGCTGGAGGGTGTGGCGAGCGTGTACAAAGAGTTTACGGGTGGGGCGGCGATTACCGAGTGGCATGGCGGGCAGATGCTCAAGGGCAAGCAGGGATTGCCCACATGGCCGGTAGGAAAGGCACCTAGGGTAATGCGGCTGGAGAAGCAGAATAGGTCCACGGTGTTCTTCTTCAGTGAGGACAACCCTTACAACCCATGGGACGAGATGAAGTCCAAGCTGGTGGGAGCTCCGATGGGGCAGATCCTGACGCGTGCCTATGGCTGGGCCTCGGACAACATCGGCAAGGCGTTCGCGCGGTTCCGGCCAGAGACGCACTGCATACCTAGGAGCAAGATCCCGGATGGTGGTACGCTCTACATGGTCTGCGACCCGGCAGGCAGCCGTAACTGGTACTGCCTGTGGATGCTGGTCTACGAGGATGGCCGGAAGGTGGTGGTGCGTGAGTTCCCGGACTTCACCGGGTACGGCGAATGGGCTCTGGCATCCGAGAAGGCGGATGGGAAACCGGGTCCGGCTCAGACGTTGGAGGCGGGTCGGAGCGTGATCGAGTACCGGCAGTTGTTCCGCACCATCGAGGAAGAGATTGGCCGTGGGGAGCCTGTGATGCGGTTGATTGACCCAAGGGCGGGTGGCAGTCCGGCATTGAGCGAGCAGGGCGGGACGACACTGATTGACCTGCTGGCCGAGCCTAGCGATCAGGATGACGGGATGGCGTTCATTCCAGCCCCGGGTGTGCCTGTGGACCAGCGGACTGCGGCGATCAACTCGGACCTGAGTTATGACGCTACAAAGCCACTGACGTCACTGAACGAGCCGAGGCTCTACGTGGTGGACGACCTGCACAACTTGATCTGGTGCATGAGCGAGCATACCGGGAGGGATGGGCAGAAGGGTGCGTCCAAGGATCCGATCGATTGCTTGGGAATGCTATTGATCTCAAAGGTCGAGCATGTGGGTGTCGGAGGGTTGGATAGTTACGGAGGAGGGGGGTATTAGCGTTGCTTTTTAGCCAAAAAGAGACCAAAGGGCTGCGGATGAATTACGCGACGAGCTATAAGACCAGTGGTGATGCAATGGCGCATGTGGGTGACGCGCCTGACGTGGGTGCGCTGAACGAGGAGCTGCGCCGTGCGGCAACCGACTTTGGTCTGGGGACGAGGGTTGGGCAGGCCGAGAACACCCGGTACTGCCGCTGGGACGGTCAGAGCGGGGACGGCAAGAAGTGGAATGACAACCAGCCGGGTGGAAAGATGGCTTTCCCTTGGGATGGTGCCTCCGATACGCGCATTCCGCTGGCCGACGAGGTCGTGAACGGGCTGGTCGATGTGTGCTCCACAGCCTTCTGGAGAAGCATGCTGCGTGTGGCCCCGACCAACGTGCGGAATCTGGACACCGCGGTGACGGCGCACAGCCTCATGGACTGGGTGATGAACCAGAAGCTCTACACGGACATGACCCGTGAGGTGGAGCTGCTGAGTCAGTACCTGTGGACCTACGGCTGGGCCGGGTGCCATGTGAGTTGGCAGCAGGAGATCGGGCAAAAGGAGCAGTACGTCACGGTAGAGCAGCTCATGCAGATCGCGGCGCAAAGCCCTCAAGGCAGCGTGTTGGCGGACCTGCCGAATCTGTTGGCGAATCCGGATGCCACCGACCAGTTGGCCGAGCTGCTGATGGCTGCCTTCCCGAATCTCAAGAAGCGCAAGGCTTTGGAGTGCGTGAAGGATCTGCGTGAGGAGGGTGAGTGCGAGATCTACGTGCCGACGCTGGTGAAGAACTCTCCGAGCGTGGCGGCATTGGCTCCATACGACGAGCTGGCGTTCCCTCCGGAGACCACCGACATCCAGTCTGCGCGTGTGGTTTTCAGGCGCTGCTACATGACCGAGATCGAGGTGATGCAGCATGTCGAGACGGACGACTGGGACGAGGAATGGGCCAAGCAGGCGATTGCTACACGCGGACGGTTCAGCAACTTCAGCGACTACACCTACACGATCGGGCTGACCAACAACGCGGTGCTGGACCGTGAGAACCTGATCGAGGTCGTCTATGCGTACCAGAAGGCGCTCGATGAAGACGGTGTGCCGGGTGTTTACTGCACAGTATTCTGTCCACAAGTGGGCAATGCTTGGGGCAAGTTCGAGCTGATCGACTACGAGCACGGGCAGTACCCGTTCATCGTGTGGCGTTCTGAGGTTATCCACCGAAAGATCGTCGAGAGCCGAGGCGTTCCGGAGATCTGCGCGACGTGGCAGAACGAGATCAAGGCCCAGCGCGACTCGATCTTCGACTACACGTCGCTGAACACGATTCCGCCGATTCAAGTGCCGAAGACGAGGGGCGGAAACCTGCGTCTTGGGCCTGCGGTGCAGATTCCGGTGCTGCGTCCGGGCGAGATCTCGTTCATGCAGCCGCCTGCGCGGGAGCCTTCGGTGGCTTTTAACCTCATCGCAGCCATCGAGACGCAGGTGGACAGGTACTTTGGCCGTCCTACCGAGAAAGTGCCTCCTGCGCTCACTCAGATGCGGCAGCAGAGGCTTGTGAACAACTGGCTGCACGGCTGGACCGAGGCGTTTCGGCAGGTCTTGAGCCTAACGCTGCAGTACACTGGGCCAGAGGAAGTGGCTCGTATCACCGGCAGCAACGTTCCTCTGAGCACCAACGTCCAAGAGTTTGATGTTTCGCTGAAGTTCGACGTGCGCGAGCTGCAGACCGACCTCGTGACCGAGAAGCTCAAGGCGCTTTCGAGCCTCGTTCTTCCGCTGGACAGTGTAGGTGTCGTGGATCGCACCAAGCTCGTTGGTCTGGCGCTGCGTGCGATTGATCCGACGCTGGCTAACGAGCTGATTATGCAGGCTGGACCGGCCTCGCAGAAGATGTTCGACGAGACCAACGACGAACTCGGCCTCATGTCGCTCGGGAACCCGCCCAAGCTGCGTGAAAACGATCCCACAGCTCAAGCAAGGCTGAACTTTGCCCAGCAGATCCTGCAGGCGAACCCGAAATATCAGCAGCAGGCTCAACAGGATCCGTTGTTCCAAGCCAATCTGCAGAAGTATGTGGAGAATCTGCAATTCAGCGTCCAACAGCAGCAGAACGCGGTCACTGGACGTCTTGGCGTGCAACCCGGAGCGACTCCTCAATGAGAATGACTGACGAACAGCTCAAGATGGCGCTGGGTGGTGTGGGTGAACATGAGCCGGTGCTGCGTGCATTGCGGCAGGTGCTGAGTGAATTGATTGCTGACGAGGTCTCCGCAGCAATTAATTCGGCACTTACTCCGGAGGCTAGGGCGTACAATTGCGGACGTGCGGCTGCTCTATCGGATGCACGCTCGTTCCTCGTGGAGATGGGTCTGAAGCTGGAAGCTCCCCAAGAATAATTGATTGACGTTAGCGGTAACGTAGTCCATGAGGGCTTTAGCTTTCTGGGTTTAGCGTTAAACCCTGTCGTAGTATGCCCGACTTGCAGGGCCTAAAAAGCATGGAAGCAACACAAACCGGGGAAGCGACACCCTCCCAAAACACGGCGCAACCGCTCAACCCGCTCCCGCTCGACACGGTGGCGTTGGCGAAACTGTTGGAAACTCGGTTCTCCGAGACTCCGACAAAAGCTGTCGAGGAACCGGAACCAGCCGCTGCGAGTGCAGATGAGCCGGTCGCCGAGGAGTCAGCGTCCGAGACTGCTGAGACCGGGGAGGCGACACCCGTGGAGGATCCCGCTGAGGAGGAAACCACTCAGCAGACTGAAGACGCTACCGAGGACGAACCGGCTGGAGTCCAGAAGCGCATCAACAAGCTCGTAGCCCAAAAAAAGGAAGCCGCAGCAAAAGCGGAAGCCTTGGAGCGTGAGCTGAATGAGGCGCGGACGAAGCTGGAAGCACTCGAGCAGCAGGCGGCAGTACCGCAGGCGGCAGCGACGACCGACAATCCGTTCTCTGACATCTGGGACGAAACGAAACTCAGCGATGAGTACCGCAAGGCCCGGGAGTTGAAGAGATGGTGCGAGGACAACGCTGACGGCTGCGAAGTTGGCGGGAAAGAGTACAGCGCGGATGAGATCAAGGCGATTCGGCGACGAGTCGAGGATGCCTTGGATGTTCACATTCCGACGCGGCACCAATTCCTCAACACTTACAAACAAGTGCGGCCAGTTGCGGAGAGTGCGTACCCTTGGTGGAAAGACCGTAGCAATCCGACGTATTCGGAAGCGCAGCAGGTGTTGCGGCAGATGCCACAACTTGCGTCGTTTCCTGACTACCAGATTGCAATCGGTGACTTCCTAGAAGGTCGGAAGGCTCGAATGGAACGCGAGAAGAGCGCGAAGGTTGCGAAGGCTCCTGTGAAGGTGGCCCCTAAGCAGCCTGCGGCTCCCAAGGCGAGTCCGGTCAAGTCTGACAAGGCCAACGATGCGGCGAGGTCTGCCAAGAAGGCGTTCAACCAAAGTGGGAGCACTGCCGATCTGTCGCGGTTGCTTCAACACACACTTCTGAAAGGCTAAACTACCATGGCATATCTTGGTGTAAACAATCAGGTCGGCGTCCGCGAGGAGCTGGCCGACTACATCGCAAACGTTGACGCGAAGAGCACTCCCTTCGTGTCCATGGCTCCCAAGGGCAAGGACCTCGGGAACGTCATCATGAGCTGGCAGGTGGACGACTACTCCGCCCCTCAACTCGGTGGCGTGATCGACGGTACCGACGTCACCAGCTACACGAACGAATCCGCCAATCGTCTGCGCGTTACCAACTACGCTCAGGCTTTCCGCCGCAACAGCCGGGTCGGCTTCATCGCCGAGACCCAGAACGTTGCCGGTGCTGCCTCTGAGGTCGCCTACAACGTCGCCAAGCTCCTCGTTGAGATTAAGCGCGACATGGAGTCCACGTTCCTCTGCACCAATCAGGCGGCGCAGCAGGACAACGGTTCCACCAACGCCTACCAGACCGGATCCCTCGGTAACTGGCTCCTCGGCACCAACAGCTCCAACATTGGTGCTCTTGCCTCCGGTTCCGCCTTTGCTCCTGCTGGCGGCGTGACCCCGGGCACTGCGGCCACCAATGCCATCAGCTCTGTCACCTCGGCGAACTTCGCTGAGTCCACCGTGCAGAACGTCCTCACCGCCATCTACTCCAAGACTGGCGTGTATCGTGACTACGACTGCATTCTCGGAACGACCCTGAAGCGTTCCTTCACCAACTTGACCAGCGCCGCTGCCACGCAGGTTGCCAACACGAACAGCATCGCTGCTACCAGCGTCCGCACGTTCAATCAGGAGCTGTCCAGCTCGACGTTCGCGTCTTCTATCGACGTGTTCGAGGGTGATTTCGGTCGTCTGATCCTGCACCCCACCACCTTCATCGGTGGTAAGAGCACCACCACGCTGGATTCTCAAGCCTATCGTGGATACGTGATCCCCATGGACATGACCGAGATCCGGTACTGCAAGCTGCCCGAGGTCAAGGATCTCCCTGACGCTGGCGGCGGTCCTATCCGTCTCGTGCAGGCCATTGCTGGTCTCGTGGTGAAGAACCCCGGTGGCTTCGGCATGTTCGCTGGCGCGTCGTAATCAATCACTCAACGGGGAGCATCTGCCATATCGGTGGGTGCTCCCCTTTTTTCTATCATGCAATCACCCATACTAGACAACGTACTCGAAGGACTCCCGGCGCAACTGCGTCAGGATGTGGTCAAGGAACTCGCCACCGGATATCACGCGGATCTAGTGAATGCCGAGGTGCATCAGAAACGCATCGCCAAGGACAGCCAGCAGGATCTCCGCAGCATCGACGGCATTGGTCGGTTGCGGATGCGTATCGACCCGACGCTGTACCATCACTGGGGCGCAAAACTGGGTTACGAATGCTGGAAGGATTCCCAGTTCCTTCGCGAGGTGGAGCGAGACAACCCAGAGGTGCGCGTGAAATGCGGGGGAACCAAGTTGCAGGTCGGCTTCTCACCGACGAACACTAAGTTCAGCAAGAAATACTGAGGTATGGCACAGCAGCCAATCGACGTCGGGACAGTACCCAATGATGGAACGGGAGATCCGTTGCGTGATGCCTTCATCAAGTGCAACGACAACTTCTCGGACCTGTACAATCTCGTCTCGGCTGCTGGTGCTCCTGTAAATGCGGAGTACCTCGTCAAGTCTGCCAATGGGACGCTGACGCTGGAGCGGGTGGTTGGTAACTCGACCACGGTAGTCGCCAACTGGGATACGGCTGGTCAGGTCTCCTTCGAGCGTGCGGCTCTGACCGGCGATGTCGCTGCTTCGGCCAACAGCAACTCGACCACAATCCAGCCCGGTGTGGTCAATACGACCAAGCTGGGTGGCGACATCACGCCGCAGGGAAAGGCCATCCTCGACGATGCAACGGCTACCCAGCAACGCAGCACCATTGGAGCGACGACCTACACGCACACGCAGGGGGTTGCTGCGAACCCTTGGGTAATCAACCACAACCTCAACGCCTACCCGACGGTGTGGGTGATAGATCAGATCCTCAACCGCGCTGGTTGGGCAGAGGTCGAATATCCGTCCGCAAACACTGTAAACGTCCACTTCCCCGGTGCTTGTACCGGAATCGCTTACCTCAACTTCTAAGACACTATGGCAGTTCCGTTTCTAAACTCCATCACGCTCAACAAGAACGAGGTTCAAGACTTCAAGGTCTATAACATCGGCACCGGGAACCCGACGCTGTCATCTGGTGGAGACATCGGATACTTCTGGACCGACACGACTGGTTCAAAAGTCCTTAAGTGGTGGGATGGCTCTGCTGTCCGCACCATCCTCGACAGTTCCTCCAGCGTCACTGCAACCAACATCAGTGGTGGAGCTGCTGGTGAACTCCTCTATCAGAGCGGTCTTGCCACTACTGCCAAGCTGGCTGTCGGTACGGACGGCTACATCCTGACCTACGACGGCACCAACACGAAGCCAAAGTGGTCTGCTTCGATCCCTGCTGGTTCGGTTTCTGGTCTGGCTGCTTCCGCCACCACCGACACGACGAACGCTGCGAACATCTCCAGTGGTTTGCTGCCTTTGGCTCGCTTGGCGTTGGCTACGGGTCAGCTCTATGTCGGTGATGCTTCCAACAATCCTGCAGCCACTGCCAAGTCCTCGATCTCGCTGACCGGATTCGGCGCTCTGACTGCGGATCTGGACATTGCTGGGTTCAACATCGTCAACAGCGGAAACGTTACCTCTGGATCGTCCGGCTCCACGCTGGCCACCAAGGGCTACGTTGACTCGGTAGCTCAAGGTCTGGACATCAAGGCGAGCTGCTTGGTGGCGTCCACGGCGGACATCAACCTGAGCGCACCCGGATCTGGGCTGATCGACGGCATTGATCCTGCAACCTTCACCAGCGGCACCACCCGCATCTTGGTGAAGGATCAGAGCCTGTCGCAGCAGAACGGCATCTACATCTGGAACGGCACTGGTTCCGCGATGACCCGCTCTCTGGATGCCAACACTTGGGACGAGCTGGTTGGTGCGTTTACGTTCATCGAGGAAGGTACGGCGAATGCAGACTCTGGCTGGGTCTGTACGGCAAATGCTGGTGGCACGCTTGGGACGACCCCGGTTCCGTTCGTTAAGTTCTCCCAAGCCGGTTCCTACACCGCAGGCAACGGCATGGTGCTGTCGGGTGGGGTGTTCCACTTCGCCAAGTCGACCGCCTACACAGAGGGTCAGATTCCGTTCTGCTCAAACACCCCTACCGCGAACAGGATCGGCTTCTCCTCGAACCTGTTCTGGGACAACTCAAACAACCGCCTTGGCATCGGGACGGCGTCGCCTGCGTATCCCCTGTCAGTAGCGGGACGCATTTCGTACAGCGGAGCAATAGGAGAAGGTGCTGATACGACCCTTTCTTCGAGCGGAACCGTTCTGCTGCACGGAAATTCAGCGACATGGACAGAACAGCGGCACTACATCGCAGGCGTTGAGAGATATAGGCTCTCTTCGTCTGGAGCTACTTGGTATTCGGGTTCCAGCGGAACTCAGCTCACGCTGGACGCCTCCGGCAACCTTGGGTTGGGTGTGACGCCTAGTGCGTGGTCCGGTGGAAGAGCCATTGATGTTGGCACCTCTGGAGCATTTTATGGTGACGGTCTGACCTACGATTGGCGCGTTGGAGCGACGATGAACGCCTATCGCAAGGTCGCGTTCAACAACTGGTACTACAAGGCGACAGGACAACCGGCTGGTCGTTACGATGTTGCCTCCGGTGGATCCACAGGCGTTGTCCACACTTGGCAGACTGCGGCATCCGGAACTGCTGATGCTCTGATCAGTTGGACAACGGCGATGACCCTCGACGCCTCGGGGAATCTGGGCGTGGGAGTCACCACTGTCGGCGAGCGCATTCACGCCTCCGGAAACATCAAGGCTGCTGGATCTGCTGGTACATTCCCGAGGTTCATCTCCGAGGTTGGCGCTAAGAGCTGGGCGACTGGTTACCGCAGCGGCACGACCTCGTTCGAGATTTGGGAGGACAGCACCACGAGGCTGGCGATCGCGAACGGTGGACAGGTCCAAGTCGGGATCAACGGAACTGCCAGCGTCCCAGCCATCGCGCTTGCTGCAAACCCCGACACCGGCCTCTACTGGCCGACCAACTCCGACACCCTCGCGCTGGCGGTGGGCGGGAGTGATGCCATCTACATTGATAGCAGTCGGAATGTTCTTATCGGAACAACCACTGCTAGTTCAAAGTTTGTGGTCTCAACGACTGGAGACACTTTGGCCACAATCGTTGGTGGAGCTGCAAACGCCAAGGGAATCTCGTTCTATGATGCCTCTACAAATGGCTGCCAAATCTACTCCGTAAGCAGCGACATCCGATTTTTCACCACTGTATCTGGAAGCTCCACCGAACGCCTCCGCATCAAGTCCACCGGCCAGCTTAACCTCACCGGCCTAGCCTCCGCTCCTACAGGTGCGGTGGGTGACCTGTACTACAACAGCACCAGCAACACCCTCCAGTATCACAACAACAGCGCGTTCCAGCAGATTAGCAGGAAGTACAGTACGGCCTTGGCAGGAACCAACACCTCGTTCACGGTCACGCACAACTTTGGGACACGCGATGTCACCGTGCAGGTTCGGAAGTCGGGCAGCACCTATGATCTGGTCTACACCGACGTTCAGATGACAACCACCGACACCGTCACTGTGATCTTCGCGTCGTCTGTCACTGGTTCAGACTACACTGTCACTGTCATCGGATAATGGACTTCCTCACCAATCCAAACCTCAAGAACGTCGCTGAACTCTCCACGACCTCGTCCAAGGTCTTGGTGGTTGATGGCGCAAGCAACACCATCAAGTGGCGTTCGCCTAGTGGGATCGTCAGTGATGGGGGAGTGGCTTCGTCTGTTGGAAGGGTAATCTTGGCTACGGCTGAAGATGGATGGTCCGTGTCTGGTGATGATAATAACGACGCCGGAACTCCAATACCGAATAATGACGTCAGAGTGTTCGTGATAGGGTTTAAGCCAACATCGTTTCGATTGTCATTTTCACAAGGATCTGCAGGAGCAACAAACCTCGGTGTTAGGGCTCAGTTTTCGACAAGCAGCACTGATTGGTCTTCTGTAACAAACGGAGCAGTAACAGAAGCGTCGACCTACGGTGGTTCTGGTTATGTGGTAAGAACTGGAACTGGAAGTTTATCACTTTCTGGATCAGCTCCGTATTATGTAAGATTCCTGCTATTCAATGATACAGGGGCATCTCAGTCGCTCGCATTCAGAGACCTTACACTCGAACTCTGGAACTAACCTTGCCCCCGCTCACTCTCTAGCTACCATCGCGCCCCTATGACGATCGAACTGAACAAGGAACAGGCTCAAGTGTTGCTCAACCTCCTCGACATCTCAGTCAAGGCTGGTGGCATTCAGGCGGCAAAGGCTGTCGTCTTCTTCTCGGACCTCATCGCGGCGGCTGCTGCCAAGGAGGAGTCACTCAACAAAGAAACTAAGGAAGTCCAATGATTACATGGATCATCGAACAGCTCTGGGTTAAACCCAGCGAAGGAACTCTCACCGACGTTGTCGTCACCGCTGCGTGGAGATGCAATGGCGAGCAGACGAGCGGCAGTAACACCTACACCGGCACCTGCTACGGTACGGCCAGCTTCGTTGCCCCGGACCCCTCGCAGTTCATACCGTACAGCAACCTGACTCAGGCCGAGGTGCTTCAGTGGGTTTGGGACTCTGGTATCGACAAGTCGGCTACTGAGGCCAGCGTGAACCAGCAGATCGCGAACGCCATCAACCCTCCGGTTATCGTTCCTCCTCTGCCTTGGGCATCTAACAGCTAAACACCATGAATGTAGGAGCCAATCGTCAGCTTGCCGGTGAGTACGGCGGCGTTGCCAACACCGACACCAGTGCCGTGACCGGCAACTTCCAGCGCATCCAGTGCGTGACTGCCTGCACGTTCAGCGCGGTCTCTGGTAACATCACCAACTTCCCGACCAGCGTGTCCATCGCTGCTGGCACCGAGATCCCCGGGGTGTTCACCTCGGTGGCTGCCTCCGCTGGCACCTTCATTGCGTACAATCGCAAGTACTAAGATGGACGCCACAGCTCACAATGGCCCCGGTGGACTATTGGCCGCTGCGGGTGTCATGACCATCATTTCCCTGCTTCCGACGCTCACCACGATCCTGCAGTTCATCACGGCTGCGGTGGGTGCGTTCTTCGCGGTGATGGCCTTCTACAAGTGGGTGCGGAAGAAGCTCAAAGAGAAAAAGGACTCCAATGAATGACTCGATCAAATCCCTCATCCGTCACGTTCTGAGTGCTGCTGGCGGCTTCTTGGTGGCCAAGGGCCTCGTGAGTGCTGATCAGCTTCCCGAGATCGTTGGCGCGGTCATTACGCTCGCTGCTACGGCTTGGGGCGTGTGGTCCAAGAAGAAGGCCGTCACTCCTCCTCCCGCTGCGTGATCGAGCAGGTGGTCTTGGCGGTGCTCAAGTTCATTGAGTACCTGCTGCGAAAGGACCAGACCAGTGAAGACGCCAAGCGTGATCCGGGCCTGCGTGACAAGCTGCTGGATCGTATTCGCCAGCATGAGCAGCGGCTGCGCGACTCGGGTGATACTGGTGCCAAGCGGTGAACCGGTAAGATTGGCCGAGGATGTGAAAGTTCGGGTCTGGGTGCTCGACTCGAAGGGGCAGAGCGTCAGATCCTCCAACCGCGTGGTGCTGCCTGCTGGGTGGTATGCACTCCCGAAGGACTGACGTGATTAACTACAAAGGCCAACGCTTCTCCGGCTACAACAAGCCGAAACGGACTCCCGGTGAGTCCAAGAAGTTTGCTGTCTTGGCCAAGGAGGGGGATCAAGTGCGGTTGGTGCGATTCGGGGATCCGAACATGACCATCAAGAAGCACATTCCAGAGCGTCGCGCCTCCTTCCGTGCTCGTCATGGCTGCGACAATCCCGGCACCAAGCTGTCGGCGAAGTATTGGTCCTGCAAAGCGTGGTGATCTATGGCCAAGACCGTTACCTACTCCTACGTGCTGAGGAAAGCCTGCGAAATGACGGGCCGAACGTATCCGCCCACCACTGAGGAGGCCAACTTCTTCCGCACCTTCATCGGCACTGCATTGCGGCAGGCTTGGGAGGCGTTTGATTGGCCGGACCAGACGATCGTCCAGCAGGAGTTCTTCGCTCCGGAATACTCTGCTGCCACGGCTTACGTGCTCAACGACGTTGTCTACTTCCCGACGGAGCAGACCTATTATCAGTGCGTCAATGCCTCCGGAAGCACCGGAAACGATCCCACGACGGGTGGCCCTGACGGTACGCTCAACGCAGCCTATTGGGCCGAGGCACAGCCATCCTACGGAAGCAGCACTGGGAACTGGCTATCTACACAGACCTACGCGGTTGGCGACATCGTGCTCTATCCGGTGACCCAGCAGTACTACCAGTGCGTGGCGACTCCTTCCGTGGGGACGGTGCCGACCAACACGACGTACTGGGGATTGCTGAATCCGTTCTTTAGGTTCGTCTCCAAGACAGAGCTTCCAGACGGCACGACTCGCACCAATGAGCTTGGCGAGATCTTCGCTGTCTATCAGAACGACCCTAGGGCCAAGGTCCCGCAGACGCGCAACGTCCAGTACACGTTCGACAGTGACGGCATGGTGGTGCTCGACCAGTTTCCGTATGTCTGGATAGAGGCGCGGCTATTGCCTCCGGTGTACACTACGGATCCATCGACCATCCCCTACAAGTTCTCCGAGATCTGTGCGTACCGAGCGGCTGGCCAGATGCTTCGAGTGGATGGAAAGGTCGATCTTGGCAATGAGTTCCTGCAACTTGGCGAGTCTGCCTTGACCGACGAGATCGACAAGGTGGCGCGTCAGGAAATGCAGGTTCGGCAGATCGTTGTACCGACACGCTGATGCCAGACATTCCTCAACTGGTTGGTCAGGATGACGGGTTCGTTGGAATGAACTCACGGATCAACGCTGATCTGTTGCCACCCAAGTACGTCTCGCTGGCGATCAACAGGCGTTTCGAGGATCAGAACATCAAGAACCGCTGGGGCGTGGTGCGTCCGAAGTGGGGTGGCCTGTGGGTCAACGGCACGTTCACAGCCAACGTGGATGGCAGCAGCACGGTAAACACTGCGGTTGGGTTGTCGCAGGTTGCGGTGAATACCATCGTCTCCTGCAATCAGGTGTCGAACGAGCTGGTGTTCAAGAACGGCACGCGACTTTTGTCCAAGTCATCGGACAACACAAACGCGGTGATGAGTACCAGTGCGTACTCGTTCACCAATCCTAATCCGCAGACGTTCACCTATTACTCTTCGACGACCGGTATCACAGACATCGTTGCGTTGCTGAAGTATCGGGACAAGACCACCGGAACGCAGTCGCTTATCGTTGCGTCCAATGTGGCGAGGACTACGGACGGAGGTCAGGGACGTGTCTTCTTGCTGCGTCCTAATCAGGCCCATCTGGAGATCCCGATGAACGGCCACGACTTCTACGACGACGTCCGGCTGATTCAGTGCGGTGATTCGGTGGTCATGCTGCGGCCCGGCCCGGCCCGGTACTACTTCAACGGCACCGACGTCAACGCCACGACCGACACCATAACGCTCAACGTTACGCCGGATCTTCAGACGGGAGACCGAGTGATCGTTGGACAGACTGGCACTGAGAAGCCTTTGTGGGTGGGTGCCACAGGATCGGGACAAGGGTTCGGCGTGTATGTCAACGTTGTTGGTACTGCGGTGACCCTGCATCTGACCGAGGGCAACGCTAGAGCTGGCACCAACAAGCTCGACTTGGCTACGGGTCTGACCAGCGCCAACCGATTCTGGCTGGAGCTGCAGAACAACACCACCAGCTACGACATCACACAGGGTTTGGAGAGCTACCAGAACGACGGCCTGCCGCTCATCATGCAGTCCAGCTACGCCTCAGGAAACGAGGTGCAGGCTCTGGACAAAGGCTTCGACCGGGTTCCGGCTTCGAGATCTATAGTCTCTGCTGATGCCACTGCGGACACGGTAACTGTTCCCAATCACAACTTTGTCCCCGGGGATCAGGTCACGATCACTAACTGCACGGTTACTGGTCCATCTGCGGTTGCTCTGGACGGCATCTACTACGTCTACCCGGTAGACGAGAACACTCTGCGGCTGTTCCAAGGCGACACCGAGGAGACCGACAGCCTCAATGACGCGCAGAGGGCCACTGCAATCGCAAATCTGGCTTCTGGAGCGCCTCCGACAGGCATTGCCACGTACACGGTGCTCAACCAAGGCAAGGGCTACCTGACGGCTCCTGCTGTGACGTTCTCCAGTGGTGCTGCAACCGCCACGACGACGTTGAGCGAAGGCAAGGTGACGTCTGTAAATGTTGTCAACCCGGGAAGCTACAGCTCCGCTCCGACGGTCACCATTGCGATGCCGAACACGCTGGTGGACATCACCGGAAGCGGCACTGGAACGATCAAGAAGTCCAGCGCATCAGGAGCGAACATCCCAGCTGGCAGAGAGGGTCTGTACTTCCAGAACCGGCTGCTGATGATCTATGGCAACGACTTCCTAGCCGTCTCGGACGTGCTGGATCCGCTGCACTACGCCAAGGTCACCAACGACTTCAAGCTCAACACCGGCACCAATGACCGTGTGGTTGCTATCAGCGCTTTCAACAACACGACGCTGGTCATCTTCAAGCAGCGGTCGGTTCTGGCGGTGGAGAACCTCTACGGCGATCTGAGTGCGGTGCGGCTCACCGAGGTCACCCGTGAGTTCGGTTGCGTTGCACCTAACAGCGTGGTCAACACTGGCTCCGATCTGATCTTCCTATCGCAGCGCGGGATCATCTCACTGAAGCAGACCGAGTACGGTGTCAGTCAGTCGGTGATCCTGCCGCTGTCAGACTCGATTCAGAACCTCGTGGACGACATCGACGAGACGAGCTGGGAGCGATCCTGCGCGGCATACTTCGACAACCGTTATCTGCTGGCGCACCCGACTGAAGGCGGAGATGGCACCAACGACCGGGTCCTGAGCTACAACTTCTTGAACCAAGCGTGGGAAGGGTACTGGGAAGGCCAGTTGCTGAATCCCAAGTTCTTCGAGCGCGTGATCGTTTCTGGTACCGAGCGGTTGGTGTTCGCGGACGAGTCGGGGTTCATCCACAACTTTGACAAGGACGCTCTATTCGACCGGAACGCCACCGGAACGTCCTACCAGATCTCGACCCGGGTTGAGTTCCGTGGATACACCGGAGACGCTGTAGAGCACAAGCAGTGGACAGATCTGCACTTGGAGCTCAGGAACTGGGACACGCGCTACGACATTAGCGTGGATTTCGATGGTGTCTCCGAGAGTAACGACGTGGCCACAGATGTAACGAAGGACAGGACCGTCTACTACAAATACGGATACAGCGCGTACAACACGTCCAACGCCAACGACGACTTCCTGACGGCATATCGGGAAGACTACTCGACGCTGCCGGTGCTGAAGACTGGGTCGAACGGCTTCCGAGCTGGGTTGCACCAGAGTTACGCGCACAAAGCACGCCTCAAGGGTCACGCCTCAGCAGCACAGCCAATCCTGACCACGGATCGCGGTTCTTTGATAGTCGCTAACGTTAAAGTTGTAGGAATACCCTTCCGTCTGTACGGAAAGAACGACGTCTAAGCCATGCCTCTATTTGTCACAGTCACCCCGGGAACCACGATCAGCAATTCCACCACGCTGGACGCCACCACGCTGAACCTGCTGGGGACGCCGTCAGTGGACGTGGTCGGCACGGTCGATGGTGGCTCGCTTACGCTATCGGATGGATCTGTTACGACCGGCACCATAGCTGCGAATGCGGTGACCTTTGCCAAGCTGCAGCAGATCGGAACCGACAAGTTGATCGGAAGAGACTCTGCTGGAACCGGCGATGCAGCCCAGATCGGCGTTGGTGGAGGTCTGGAGTTCACTGGTTCAGATACGGTCCAGATCGCTTCCAGAGGCGTCACAGAGGCCAAACTGTTTGAGGTCACTACCAAGAAACTGCTGGGGCGTAACGCAACCACCAATGGCGACGTGCAGCAGATCACGGTGGGTACCGGTCTGGCTCTGAGTGATGCGGGAACACTAAGCGTCAGTGCGTCGTTCGTTAAGTTTTCCAACAACTCCTCGCTAACTGTCCCGAAATCGACCTCACCGACACCTTGGCAATCCAAGATAGAACACAATCTCAGTGGAACACCTAGCCTGCTCAGGGTTTACGCTCTGTGGAATGGTGCATCAGCTTCTGTTGGCGGTTTTATCTTGGGCCAACAAGTCACCATCGAATCTTTGTTTGCTTTTGATTACAGGCCTGCGTTTACGTGTTGGGCGGATTCAACGTACATTTATCTTTCAAGAGCATCATACAGTGGAGCACCCATACTATGTACTCCTTCCACTGGAGGAAACTATGTGGATCTAACATCTGAATTCGATTCTGCATCGTCAAACTGGACGTTTGCGGTTGAGGCTGTCCGATTCACCTGATGCCTCTCTACGTCACAGTGACTCCCGGGACGACGGTGACTTCGAGCACCGTGCTGGATCCGACTGTGCTGAACCTGCTCGGGAACCCGGCGATTGACATCAATGGGACCGTGGATGGCGGCTCGTTGTCGCTGGCTGCTGGATCAGTTACCACTACCGCCTTGGCTGCCAGATCGGTGACGTTTCCTAAGATTCAAGCCATCGGAACGGATCGGCTGCTGGGCAGGGACACGTCCGGGTCTGGGGATGTCGAGGAGCTAACGGTTAGCGGTGGGCTAGGTTTCACCGGCGTCGGTGGAATCGAGATAACCAACGGGCAGGTAGCCTACGCCAAGATTGTTCCTGTGGCTGCGTCGAGGTTGCTGGGCAATCCCACCGGATCCTCGGCTACCATGTCCGAAATACCGCTTGGTGCTGGGTTGGCCTTTCAGGGCGGTGCGTTGGTCAACACGGCAACGGCTAGGTATCGTGCCGACTTCTGCGTTTTGGACGGCACGGGTGTTTCGTTTAGCGGTGCGAGCCCAGTTGCTGCAGGATATGACGGGATGCCGTTTCGGGATTCCATTGATTACTCTGTGTTCAGAACTCAATTTGCACCCACCAGCGTGCAGTTGAGTCTTTGGTGTACCAACTGTGTCGGGAACGATCCGGGGCAGGTTGGTTTCAAGGTTCAGTATAAGGCTGACGCTGCGGATTGGGCGGATGTTGCCGGGAGCGTGGTAAACGCCAACGGTACAAGCGGAGAGTTTCTATATGCGAGTACGAGTCTTTCGATTAGCCCAACTCCGACGCAAGTCCTCTGGAGACTCGTCTGGGTCAACACCACCGAAAGTGACGCAGCCTTTGCTTTCCGATCAGTCACCCTCAGCCTCTGGAACTGATGCTCGACAAACTGACAGCGTACGTGCGGCAGAAACTCCCGGAGAACTTCAAGGGGTGGACTCAGGAAGCTCTGGAGGACTACCTCATGTGGCAGATGGAGCGGAACCAACTCGTCGCCGCCGTGGACGAGCACGAAGAGGTTAGGGCTGTGGTCATTGGTTGGCCTACCGAGGAGATGCAGGTGGAATCGTTCCGATGGCAGGAACCCACCAAGCACGGACGCTTCTGGTATTGGGACCAGATCGCCGGGGATCACCCTATTGCTCTGATGTCGGCATTCGCACAGATGTTCCGACGGCGTCCAGAGTCGTCCAGCCTGCCAAGTTATGGTGTTAGGCATGGTAAAGTTCGTCATTTCGGAACAGCGTTAGCGGTCTACAAGACAGGAGAAAAGATCTATGGGAACTAGCATCGAAGCACCTCCGCCTCGGAATTACGGGCAGGAGACGAGGGACACACTGCAGGCGCAGATTGACCTGACCCCGGCACGCTATGCGGCGGAGGCGGAATACGCGCCACGGTTTGCTGCCCTGAACGCGCAGATTGCTCGGCAGCTTGCTCCTGAGATCACCGCGATCTATGGGCAGATGGCTCCGGAGCTTGCCAAGACCGAGGCGCAGGCCCGTGGCATCTCTCGTGAGGGTGACATCGGTGACATCGAGAAGCTGGGTCCTCGTGCCCGTGCAGCCATACAACAGTCCTCCCCGCAGGCTGCAGCGTTGGCGGACATGCTGGCGTCTCAGGCCCAGTCCAATCTGGCGGCTGGCTCTAGGCTGACCCCGGAGCAGCAGCGTATGGCCCAGCAACAGACTCGGGCTGCCTTTGCGGCACGTGGGCTTGCTGAAAGTCCTCGTGGTGCTGTCGAGGAAGCGGTGCGGTCTCAGCTCATGGGTGCTGGATTGCAGCAGCAACGTCAGCAGCAGGCCATGCAGGGCATCGGGGCTCAGCAGGCGGTCTACGGCGACGTCTTCCAGCAGGTCCTTGGACGTCCTTCGCAGGCGTTCGGCATGACCCAAGGTGCCTTCGGTCAGGCTCAGGGCATGGCTCCGGGAATGTTGTTCAACCCGGAAAGCCAATACGCTGCGGACATCTATGGCGGAAATGCTCAACAGCAGCTTGCGGCTCGGACGGCCAGCGCGGCTAACACCACGGCTCTCATCGGTGCGGGCATCGGTGCTGCAGGATCGTTATGAACTACGGCTACTCTCAACAGATCGGCGGTGGCTTTGGTCGGTACGGCATGAGCCAGCCCTACCAAGCGCCCAGCATGCCCATGTCTCAAGGACCTTCAGGGCTGCAACGGTACGCTCAGGGTCTGGACCAGCAGTACGGTCAGATCCAATTCCTCAAAGAGCAGGGATACTCTGACGAAGAGATCAAGAAGCTGGGAATGGATCCCAACATGGGGCGCGGCATCATGGGAGAGTATGGCGGCCTGCTGAACCAACGTGACGAGATGAAAAGTCAGCTCAAGCAGGACATCATCGGAGGCATTGAGTCTGGTGCGAAGTACCTTGGCAAAAGCCTGTGATCGTAAGGTTCCAGCGATGCGTAGGAATCAAACTGTTTCGGTTGTTCAACTGGCAGTTGGAGGTCTGGTTCTGCCCTAGAGGCGAGGTCATCCCGCTGCACACTCACGAGCAGTGTGATTCCCGGATCACGCACTGGCTGGGCAACGTCGAGTGGATGATGGGCAACAAGCGGAGGACGCTCTGCACGAGGAACATCGGCTGGACTAGACACGTTCCTGCAGGAGCTGTGCATGGGGCCAAGGTTCACAGCTTCTCGATCTTCTCAAACCTTGAGATCTGGCGTGGCAAGCCTAGCAGTGCTGCCGTAGACTTTATGGCCGCATGAAAGTCTTCCTCCTAATAACGTGCAGGAATCCACGCATCGAGGACACATCACTCCTCACTCTGGACACGATCAGGACTGGATTTCCTGACTGCCACATTCACGCCGACTTTCAGGGTAAATACGCCAGCGAGGTGCGCCTGAAAAACGATTCGATAGACTCTTCTAGTCTTCTCCTAAATCAAGAAATCCACGGAGACTGGATCCGCAAACTGGTATATTCCGAGGAGAAGCCATTTATCATAGCTGATCCAGATCTCTGGTTCTTCTCTAGGTTTCCATTCGAGAAGTACGAAGGGGTCTCTCTGGCGGGGGACGTCACGCCATCATTCATGTGTCCAGTGGCTAAATGCCGCACCGAATGGAGGTTTCACACGTCCCTGCTTTACATAGATCCGTTGCTGCTGCGAATTGACATCAGAAAGTGGCAGTCACGCATCGGGGATACTCCGTTCACTCCTCCCATTGATTTGTTCCGAGCAGCTGTCATTCCGGGAGCTGAAGGTAGCCGGTTCTATGACACCTGTTCCCTGTTGAGCCAAGTTGCTGATGCTGAAGTGTTCGATGCAGATACGTTGGACTGCTATGAACACCTGCACGCTGGGTCTTGGTCTGACATCGTAGAGAAGTCGATGCCGGGGTTCCAAGCGATGCACGCCGACCTTCTTAAGAATCCAAAGTCAATCAAGGGGTTGCGTAAGAGGAACTTGGAATTCTACGAAGGAAACAAGTGAAGGAGATTGTCGCCATCTATCAAGAGGTTTGCCACGGACACCCGGATGCCTTGGCCTTTGTGGTGGCTTTCCACGCCTACTGCCATCAGATCGACGATCTCATTGACGGGGACACGGCCTACAACCCGGAGAACCTGCTGCGGGTGCTGATGTCGGCCAACGCCCTGTACTCGACGCCGTTCTACCTGCAACACGCTTGGAGGCTTCAGCCGGTCATTGCGTCGATCACCAACACCTACGCGGACTCTGTGGCTTGGGAGACGTCTGACGAGCCTTGGAAGCAGCGAGTGGCTGACGTCATCCGGCAGTGCGGCAATGACATGATCCTGACCGTGGCATGGATCGTGGGCGGTTGGTCGCTTATGCGGGCAATTTCATTGAGACTTCGCGAGGCAGCATACCACGATCAGCACGAGGACTAGTTATGGCCACCTACGGATACTCGACACCTTACACAGGAACACGTCAGCCGGTACTCCCACCCGGCTACATGGAGGCTGCCACCGCGCCGGGACGTAATCTTGCGGCAGGGATCGCACAGCTTGGTGCTGGTATCGGTCAGGCCATCCAACGGTATCAGGACAACAAGGCTCAGAACGAGGCTGCCATCCAAACCGGAGAGACGCTCTTCGGAATGGCCCAGCAGGCTCTGGCGTCCGACCCTAGCTATCAGGCGCTGCAGAACTACTACGAGACGGGCCAGTTGCCTCCCGGTGTAAGCGAGGCGGATCTCAATCGGTTTACGCAGAAGGTTCAGGCTGATCGCTCGATGCTCAACCGCATGGTGGCTATCGGTGACAAGTTCGGAGACATGAGCCTCGCCAAGAAAAAAGCGGCCATTGGTGACGTCGCGATGTTGCTCCAGCAGTACCAGCAGCGCGGGGAACAAGATCTTCAACAACAGCTCAAGCGGCAGCAACTTGCGTTGGGTAATCTCCAGCTTTCAGAAGCTGATCGTCTGGCCAAGCAACGTGAAGCCGAGCGCAATGCGGTTATTGGTCTGGGTCAAATTCCCACCGAGATGCCTCAGTTCCAGCCATTGCCGGTTCAGGGAGCTGGTGAGCCTTCTGCGATGCAGGACGTCCAACAGCTTCCGCCGGTTAAACGCACGCCTGAGCAGATCCGATCCGATGCGATTGCCATGTTCAGCAGCATGGGTGTGCCGGTGCAGAATCTTGAGTCTCTGGATAAGGCCCTTATCGCTGCTGGAAAGCTCCCGCAGGTATCGACGGAAGAGGTTCCCGGTGTTGGAACGGTGGTCTCGATGGGCGGAGAGAGGAAGCTGGTTGAGCAGAAGACGCCAACCCAATCAGACATTGCTAGGCAACGTGCTTTGACGATCGACTTCCCAGAATACAAGGGAATCGCTCCTACAGACAAAGAGGCTTCTGACTTCCGAGAGCAGTACGCCAATGTCTTGGACAGCAAGACTACGATTCAAAGGCTGATCGAGATTGCAAACATGGGGACAATGCAGCAGCAGAACCCTCAAGTTAAAGCTGAAGCGGCACAACTCGTGAATGCAGCAAAGGCAAAGCTGCGGCCTGAAATTATCGGCCAAGGAGTGGTTTCAGATAAAGATCAGGCGATTCTTGATTCAATCGTCAGAAACCCGACTGAACTGTTTTCGCTTAAGGAGTCTAACATAACAGCGTTGAACTCTATTCTTAATCGAGCTGAGTCTGGTCTTAAGTTGAAAGCCAAAGCTATTGGCCTGAAATATACTCAACCAGAAACTACGGCAGAGCAATCGCAACTCGCATCCGACCCTCGTGTGGCGTCGATCAGGGCTAGGTTCCAGTCTGGATCCATTACTCGTCAGCAAGCAGAACAAGAACTCCGCGCTCTCCAATGACACTCTCTCAGGCTGACATCGACTCGTTGCTAGGACCACAATCGGCAGGGAGCGTTGAAAGCCTGCTAGATACTCCGACGACTGGTCAGGACATTGCCAACGCTCTTCAGGATCCAAACTTCACACCCACGCAGGAGCAGTATCAGCTCTTCGAGGACTACAACAAGACCCGC